CTTCATCGTTTTCGTCGTAACACTCACCTTGACAGTCAGGGCACTCTTCACCTTCGATGTAGACCTCACAGTCTTGCGAGTGATTGAAGAGAACCTTGGACAGATCAATCTCACGGTAGAGTTCATCGATCTCATCGTAAGACATTTGTTCACCCGTCTCAGGGTGTTCAAGAATCAGATAACCATCGTCATCGTACTTTGCATCAAGATAGTCTGGAAGACAAGACCATGCACAATTCTGACAACACGGCAGGTTCCAACCGACATACCAACCTTCTTCTTTCAGACGCTCTTGCATCTTTCTGAAACCATTTTCCATCATGTCACCTGCTGTTGTAAATTTCATGTCACTCATTACTCAACCTCAAAACTCATACGGTGTTCGATACGACCAGCCTTGATCAGATCAAGTGTCGGAAGACCCACACTGTCGTAACCAAAACTCTGTTGATAGCCGGGGAATCGTTCCTCGGCCAGTTGGACAATACGCCACTCCATTTCTTCGGGTGGAAACCCTTCCTCTTCGATTGTAGAGAAATCATCATAACCAGCAGACAAAGTAATCAGTTTCAATGGTAACACCTCTCAGTCAAAACACTCTCTAAAGTATACGCTTCCTCTTCGCAAAAGTCAAGCCCCTGCGCCAGTTGACGTGCATGGACCAACTCGTGTGCGATGGCAATCGCAGTCTCACGTTCCGTAAGGTCGGGGTTGATCTCAATCAAACATCCTTCCTCATCACCAGAACAGTAACCCTGAGCGTCGATGTCTTCGTAGACGATGTCGATGTCAAACTCAGGATCAAAGTCAAGAACCTCGAAGACAGCAAGAGCGAACTCTTGCAGCTTCGGAGAAAGATCATTCATGAAAATATACATTATGCCTCCAGAACGTAGGGCTTGTTGAACTGACCAACGTTGATGTCAATGTAGTGACTTCGGTGGAAGTAGTCAGTCATGCTGTCATCGTGACAGAAGAAGTTAGGGCCTTCCATCGCCTCTTTCAACTCACTCAGAAACGCAACAACCTCAGCGTTGTCGTAGTTCTCTTCGATCCAGTAAGGGTTGACCTGAACATAGTCACGGGGGCCATACTCACCAACAGGCAGAGCACCAAGGATGTCCAACTTACCACTCTTGATGTTACACACAAGACTACTGTGGTGTCGAACCGCAATAGAACCCTTCATTCCATACTTCTTGAGAACCGCCTTGATCTGCGGTGCCAATTCTTTCTTCATTTCTTGAGAAACATACGCCATAACAAAACTCCTATCAATCATCAAATTACGTAGTAATTATATCATGGCTGATAGGAGTTGACAAGCGTTTTCACATTTTATTTGTGAATAGTCGATATCACTCAGGGAAATAATGGTTGAGTGTTTCGAGTTTCTCGTGTGCCTCTGCGAGTTTGGCCAGTTCGGTGTCGATCGCCTCGACGATGTCGGGGTGTTCGCCGATACCAGCAGGGTTAGCTAGATAGACTTCGATGTTTGCTTTAGCACGGTCAATGTCACCTTGGTAACCAGAACACATTGCCGAGAGTAGAATCTTTCTCATTTCACTTTCCTTGATAAATGCCGTCCAACATGTCAGAGAAAGCTTCGACCTTCTCTAGTCGGTTTGGCCAATAAATATATTCCTTTTCAGGGTTTGCTCTTAGGTTTGTCAACAAGGGTTGTATCGCATTGTACAACTCGTTGAGACGTGCGTCTGTTGATTCCAGATTCGCACTTGTTTGTTGGACAGTCTCCAATTCCTCTTCGGTCACAGCTGTGAAACCAAAGTCAAATATCTCTGCCATTATTTGCCTCCGTTAAGACGATCGTGTTCGTACAACGCAAGAAAACCGTAATGAATAATCTTCATTAGGTCTTTGCGGTGGTCATCTGCCGAACCTTTCTTGCCGTATCGACCATTATACTTATCGACGTTCCCAAGAAAAAATCCCAGACCATGGCCGCGATCTACTATCACCTCCGACGATTGTAGACCGCCTTGGCCATAATGACCACTGTATGTTTTATCAATGTACTCTGAGAATTCATTGATAAGTTCTTTTTCACGAAATTTGTACATCAATTTACCTTTTTCTGATTTCCGTCATCATCATAAACAAAGAATTCGAGATCTTCAGTGATCTCTAGTGATTGAACTTTAAACACTGCAAGTAGGGTGTTGACAAACTCTACTACTGCTTCGCGGCGTCCAAGATACTTACCCGAATAGAATGATGCTGCCATCAAACCAACTGCAAGTAATGTGTGTGTCGTCCCGTCCATGTTTTTCTCCTATGACATTCTAATCGATTTGAGCTTTGACCCCGACGGTGTACTGTCAAACACGGGCGTATCATCCTCGATTAATGTTTGTTCACTCTGATCAACATCAAACAAACGCATCTTGGATCGATCAATACCAACCACAAATCGTTTGTCACGGTTCGGATCGTTGTATCGATTCTTCAATTGTTTCACCATGATCTGCCCCATCTGTTCCAGTTCCTCATTGGACACAAGAGCGAACATGAGATCCGCCGTTGCGGGCAATCCAAACGACTCAGAAGTATCTTCGAGGCCTGGATCTGAGCTGGAGAATCCGGATCGAGTCGTCTGTGTTGCAGACACGACCGGAATGTCAAACTCAACTGCAAGACCGCGCAGTTCTTCAGCAATTGCCTTTACATAGGTGTATGAGTTAATAGAACCACCCATACCTTTCATTCGAGATGATGCACATATATTTAGGTAATCTACGAAAAGGATATCCGGTTTGAATTTCTTTTTCACCTTCAACTCATCGAGTAATGCACGAAAGTGATTCACGTGAGCTGAACCGGTAGGATATTCCTTGACGATCAATCGTCCGTTAGACCGATCACCGATCTCTTTGACGCGATCCTTAAACATTGTTTTCGAAAGATTTGGGACTTGATCAATCGGTAGGTTTAAGAGGTTTGCGTCAATTCGCTCAGCGATACGTTCTTCTGACATTTCCATTGTAATGTAGAGTACGTTTCTACCCTGCGACAAGGCTGATCCTGCGACGTGACACATGAAGAGAGACTTACCAACACCAGTACCAGCAAGAGCAATGTTAAGCGTCTTATTAGGGAGGCCGCCCTTCGTGATTCGGTTGAGGTAGTCCAAGTCGAACGGTATGCGTTCCTCTTGTTTGTGGTAGAAGTCAAATCGTTCTTCAACGTTCTCGACATAATCGTGACCTATGTTCGTATCAAATGAAACTGACAGAGCTTTCTGTAGGATATCAGGGAGAGCATTTTTACTCAGTTGTTTGTTCTTACCGTCAAGGATTTGAATCGAATCCATGACTGCAAGATAGATTGCACGGTCTTGACACCACTTCTCTGTTGTGTCTAACAACCAGTGATCGTCCTCTTCTTTCTTCTCATAAAGAGAAGGCAGGACGGCCATAGCTTCTGTGAAGTTGGTGTCGTTAAAGTTATCGCTCTGTTCAATCTCTACCTGCATGGATTCCATGGTAGGCAGTCGATTGTATTTCATTGCATAACGATTGACCTCAACAAACAGAAGTCGATGTATACCTTCGAAGTATTCTTTCTTGAGAAAGGGGCCAGCCTTACGCATGAAAGGTTCATTGGTCAGAAGGTTACGGAGTATCAGAGTCTCTTTCATTTACCACCAGCGCATTGTCTTTGATTGCGTTTTCCAGAATGTTTTCCAGAATGTCTCCCGCACATACCTGAAGATCTTCGTCGTCTTCGGTTAAGTCAGTATCAGGTGAAGATAATATCATATAGTTGAAGGTTAAGCAATCTTTTTCTTCATTGAATGCAACATTACCGAATCGAATGACGGTCTCAGGGAAACGTTCGTTAATGCGAACGTTCCACCCTTGATCGTTGTCGTCATCTGTGGGTTCCAGCACATAGTGAATGCCTTCACTCATTTTTTGAATACTCATTCTATTTCCTCTTCGAAATCTAGTTGAATTTCTGATTTCTTGTCAATCGAGTATTGGTTCTGCATGAAGTCTTTGAATCTTTGATTCTGAAGTAGATCAACCCAGAACTCTTCGGCAAGCGTATCCTTCTGTCTTACCTTCGATCCAATCTCCGCTCCAGTTGCTGTGTCAACCAGCTGATACCACCCGTTAGAAGGTTTAGTAACAAACCCACCAGCAAGAGCAACATCCAACAAGCCGCTGTAACGCTCAATACCACCATCCCAAGAAACTGAGATAGGTATCTTCGACTTCTCTTTAACCATACGTGATTTTTCAACGTTGATAATGAAATCATATCCGGTCACCTCCGTACCAGTTTTGTTCTGGCGGCGACCAAGAATCCAAATGTTGTCCGCAGAATAGTAGATACCCGTACCACCACCGACAATATCTTTCGGAAACAAACCGATCTCTTTGTAGGTGTGGTTGATCGCCAGTAACGGAATGTTCTTCATTGTCAGATACGGCGTTGACATTCGGAACAGA